GTGCGGATTCAACAAGCAAGGAAACTATGACAGACACAGCAACCGTCGAGCCCGGTGGAACCGGCCTACTTGACAACGTGCAAGTGAGCGACCAAACCACCCCGACCAATCCCCAAGCCGTAGAGATTGACCACCGATCTGACACAACTGCGGCGACCAGCTCAGCGCCAACAGGCGATGATGATCCCCTAGAGCGGCCAGACTTTTGGCCAGAAAACTTCTGGAAGAAGGACTCCAACGAGCCCGACCTAGAAGGCATTGCCAAGAGCTGGTCGGATCTGCGCAAGCAAATCAGCCAAGGCAAGCACAAAGCGCCAGCAGACGGCAAGTACGACCTCAAGGCCTTTGGCGAAGAAGCTGAAACCAACCCCATCGCCACTACCCTATCAGGCTGGGCCAAGGAAAACGGTCTGTCGCAGGCTGCATTTGATGACTTGGTGGGCAACCTGCAAACCCAAGCGCGTGAGTTGATGCAAGGCGACATGGTTGACCCGGCAGCCGAGATGAAGCAGCTGGGCCCCAATGGTGGCGCAATCGTCAACGGCATGGTGGACTGGGCTCGCGGCTTGGTCAACAAGGGTGTCTGGTCAAAGGATGACTTTGAAGAGTTCAAGATCATGGGTGGCACCGCTCGCGGCATCACCGCTTTGATGAAGGTGCGCGAAGCCTATGAGGGCAGAGTGCCAACCCAGAGCGCCCCGCTTGAGGGCGCACCCAGCAAGGATGAGCTCTACCAGATGGTCAACGATCCGCGCTACAAGACCGATCCCGGCTACCGCACCAAGGTCGAAAAAATGTTTCACGCAAGTTTTAAATAATCTCTCCAAGGCAAGCAGTTGCCCTTGACCCAGCTTCGGCTGGGTCTTTTTTGTGCAACACCCAAACCTACCTATTGCGTTGTGGCAAAAAAGTCATACAATCCGGCCAAGGCCCACCGGGCAACCGACCCTTACCGCAGTGGATGCTGACGACTGGCTGGCGATACTAGCAAGCATTCGGCCCTGACTATCAGGCTTACCGGCGCGAGAACCCTGTTTTTCAACAACCGAATGAGGTATCCCAATGAGCATTTCTTTAAGCAATGCCTTCGTTACTCTCTTCGACGCGGAAGTCAAACAAGCCTACCAAGGTAAGGCAATGTTGGTTCCGGCGGTTCGCCAGCGTCGTGGAGTCGAAGGTTCAACTGTCAAGTTCCCCAAAGTGGGCAAGGGTGTTGCGACTATTCGCGTACCCCAATCCGATGTCACCCCTCTAAATGTTGGCTTCAGCTCTGTCACTTTGACATTGGCTGACTACAACGCTGCAGAGTACAGCGACATCTTCAGCCAAGCCAAGGTCAACTTCGATGAGCGCCAAGAATTGGTGCAAGTTGTTGCTGGCGCTATGGGCCGTCGTCAAGACCAAATGATTCTGGACGCACTCAATGCATCCAGCACCAGCTTGACCGTTGCCAACAGCATTGGTGGTGCAAATACCAACATGAACATTGCCAAGCTGCGCGAAGCTAAGCGCTTAATGGACAAAAACAATGTGCCGCCTGATGGTCGCAACATCATCATCCATGGCAATGGTTTGGCCAACTTGTTGTCCGAAACCAGCGTGACCAGCTCTGACTTCAACAGTGTGAAAGCATTGGTGCAAGGCGAGCTCAACACCTTCTTGGGATTCACATTCCATGTGTTGGGTGACCGCTCTGAAGGTGGCTTGCCAATTGACGGCTCTCTTGACCGCACCTGCTACGCATTCCACAAGGATGCCGTGGGCTACGGTGAAGGTATCGCCATGCGTACCGAGATCAACTACATCGCCGAGAAGACTTCTTGGTTGGTGAACGAGGTCTTCAGTGCTGGCGCTGTTGCCATTGACGATGAAGGTATCGTCAAGATCACCTGCCGTGAAACTTAATCTAGGAGACTGACATGGCATTTTCAAGCACTGGTCTTGTGACCGTATGCGCTGCCAAATCTGGCAACGCACCCAGCATGTATCTGTACAAAACCGCAGATACCCAAGCCACGGTTAACACCGTGAGCTACTTCGACAGCATTGCATCGCTGTTGAAGGTCGGTGACATCATCTTTGTCTATGACTCCACTACCCCTAGCTTGGTGTTGACTTACGTCAATGCCGTGTCTTCAGCTGGTGTGGTTGACATTGCTGACGGCACCACCGTGAGCGCAACTGACACCGACTAATTGGTGGTCAGTCAACTGGGCCAGCTTCTGGGGATTCTCGGAGGCTGGCCCTTCTCACATTGAGAGGTTCAAATGGCTGCTGGTGACACTGGTGTATCGATCTGCTCTGATGCCTTGCTCTTGATTGGAGCCAAGGCTATTTCGTCTTTTAACGACGGCACTGATGAGTCAAGCGTTTGCGACCGACTCTACCCAGACATCCGCGACTCCACCTTGGTCATGTACCCGTGGAGCTTTGGCATGAAGAAGGTGCAGCTGGCTCAGCTCATCACCACCCCAACAACTGTCTGGCGCTACGAATATCAGCTGCCGGGCGACAAACTAGCCAACCCCCGCGCTGTGTACAACAGCGCCAACTCTGGCAGCCCAGTGCAAAAGGACTGGGAGATCCAAGGCGACAAGCTGCTCACCAACCTGACCAGCGTCTACATTGACTACCAATTCAGCGTCCCTGAGTACGCGATGCCACAATACTTTGTCCAGCTGCTCAAGTACATGGTGGCTTGGCACATTGCTGAAACCATCACCGAGCAGCAAGACAAGGCTACCAAGTGGCAGCGCGTGGCCACTGGCGACATCTCTGAGAATGGCCGTGGTGGCTACATGCGCACCGCCATGCAGATCGATGGCCAGAACAACCCAGTGCGCATCATCGAAGACTACAGCTTGATTGCGGTGAGGAACTGATGCCACGCTTTGTAGAGTTCACCACCAACTTTGCGACAGGCGAGCTTGACCCTTTGCTGCGTGCGCGGGTTGACTTGGCCGCTTACGGCAATGCGCTGGCCAAGGCCACCAACGTGCTGATCCAGCCCCAAGGTGGCCTACGCCGCAGACCCGGCAGCAAGCACATCTTTGCGCTGCCACACACTGGCACCGAGTCAGCTGGCAACGGCGTGCGCTTGGTGTCGTTCCAGTTTTCTGTGGACGACAGCTACATGCTGTGCTTTACCCACAACCGCATGTATGTCGTCAAGAACGGCGTGGTGCAGTCCAACATCAACGGCACCGGCAACAACTACCTGACCACCACTATTGGCAGCTCTATCGTTGACGATATGTGCTGGACGCAGTCTGCCGACACATTGATCGCAGTGCATCCAGATCTGCAGCCAGTGCGCATCACTCGCACCAGCGACACCGCTTGGACGGCCACATCAATCACATTTGATTCAATACCCAAGTATGCCTACGACATTGACTTTCACACCAACACGGGATCAACGCTGACCCCGTCTGCCGTGTCGGGTAATGTGACGCTGACGGCATCAACAACGCACCATGACTCTGGCACATTGCAAGCAGGCACCAGCCTGACGGTGACGCTCAAGGCAACAGCAAGTGCGACCGATGACATCTACAACGGCATGTACGTCAACATCACCGGCGGCACAGGCTCTGGCCAAACGCGGCTGATTGAGGACTACAACGGCACCACCAAGGTGGCCACGGTGGAGGAAGCATGGACGGTCACGCCAGACGGCACAAGCACCTATACCACAACCACGTTCTCAGCCCTGTCTGTCAACCAATACATCAATGTGCAGCCGCAGGGCCGCGCAAGGATTGTGCGGTATGTGTCCTCCACAGTAGTTGAGGTGGTGACCGAGTACCCGTTCTTTAACACAACAACCATTGATGCAGGCCGCTGGGAGCTTGAGCACGGGTATGTGGATGTGTGGTCAAGCACCAAGGGCTGGCCACGCACTGTGACCTTCCATGAAGGCAGGCTCTACTTTGGTGGCAGCAAGTCGCGTCCATCCACGATCTGGGGATCCAAGATCGGCCTGTTCTTTGACTTTGTGCCAAGCGAGTCGCTGGACGATGACGCGGTCGAGGCCACGCTGGACACCAACGACTTGAACGTGATCACTGACATCATCAGCTCGCGTGACTTCCAAGTGTTTACCTCTGGCGGTGAGTTCTTTGTGCCACAACAGGGCACCGACCCAATCACACCGCTGACCTTTACATTCAAGAACGTGAGCCGCAACGGTATCAAGGCAGGCACCCGCGTGCAATCAGTTGAGTCTGGATCAATCTACATCCAGCGCCAAGGCAAGTCACTCAATGAGTTTGTGTTCAACGACACGCAGCTGACCTACATCACCCAGCGCATCTCGCTGCTGTCTGGCCACCTGCTCAAGGGGCCGCAGCGCGTGGCTTTGCGCAAGGCATCAAGCACAGAGGAAGCCGACTTGCTGTTGATGACCAATACAGATGACGGCACCATGGCGGCGTTCAGCATCATGCGCAGCCAGCAGGTGACCAGCCCATCTGAGTTCATCACAGATGGCTCCTACATCGATGTGGGCGTGGATGTGAACGCCATCTATGTGGTGACCAAGCGCACGTTCAACAGCGTTGACAGGTACTTTATTGAGCTCTTTGGCTATGAGTATTTCACCGACTGTGCTTTTGTTGGTGCCTCTGCTGGCGGTGTCGGCAGCGGATTGCCTCATATTGGCAAGTCACTGAACGTGATCTGTGATGGCTCACCACAAGGCAATGAGACAGTGAGTGCTGGTGGAGCCGTGACATTTGACCGTGAGTCAGTGACCAGCTATGAGGTTGGCCTGCCAATCACCGTCTACGTCAAGACCATGCCTGCCGAGGTCAAGCTGCAGACTGGCAGCCGGGTGTCGTTCAAGAAGCGCATTGTCGAGATCAGCGCGGTTGTCAATGAGACACAAAACCTGATCATCAACGACCAGCCTGTGGCGTTTCGTCTGTTTGACAACCCGCTGCTGGATGACCCGATACCAGAGTTCACCGGCATCAAGCGCGTGAATGGCGTGCTTGGCTACAGCCGCGAGCAATCGATTGAGGTGGAGCAAGACTTGCCGGTCAAGATGAACCTGCTTGGCTTGGACTACCGAGTGGCTGTTTTCTCAGGAACATGACATGGCAGTAGACACATCAAAATCATATTCTTACGGTTTGGTACCTTACGCAACAAGCGGGTTCAATCCAGCTTTGAAACCTGATTATTTGCCAAACGTAACTGCTGGGCAGATGGCTGGTGTTGCCGGAATAATCAGCGCATATGGTGCAGCAGAGGCACAAAAAGCCGCAGCAATTAACCAGCAGACTAGCTACATGCTGCAAGCGCGTGACACGCTGGCGGTGGCCGAGGTGCGTGCTGAAATGTCAGAGCAGTACGCCACCATCCAAGCTGGGCGCACACTCAAGCGTGCCGAAATGGAAGCGCAAAACTACACGATTGCAGGTAATGGTTTGCTTAAAAACATGCGAGCTACCAACGCAGCTATGCGAGCAAGAGCGGCTGCAAGTGGTGTTGTGTTGGGTGAAGGATCTATACAAGCGGTGCAGCGAGAGAATGTAGCCGCCACCATGCGTGATGTTGGCATTGCTGATCTGAATGCATTGACTGCGCGGGTGTTGGGATTTGAAGATGCCAGCGCCATGCTGCAATCCACCGACTATCAGAACATGATTAGCTTGTACAGCGCAAGAAGCCAAGCTGGACAGCTCAGCTTTGCTGGCACTGCAGCTCGCAGAGCCGGGGGTATTCTTGCTGGGGCAACACTGTCCCAAGCTGCGGCCCAAGGATACAAAACAATTACGGATACATAAGCCATGGCCACACCAAGAATTGAATCAGGACAAATCCAAATACGCGGCGCTGGCTCAGTGCCGATGGTGCAAGTTCAGCCACAGCAGGTTGACTACATTGGGCCGCGTGTGGCTGCACAAGGCGCAAGCCAAATGGCGCAAATTCTTGATCGCATGAGCGCAAATACATTTCAAGCTGCAGCAGAATTGCGCCAGCAAGAAGGCTTGCAATTTGCTGCGCAAAACCCACTGACATCTCAACAAGTGCAGCTGGCTAAAGATGGCATCAACCCAGAAGGTTGGTTCATGGGGCCTGATGGCCAAACCGCTCAAATACCAACCGTAAACGCGGCAGGTTATTTTGCTAAAGCGGTGGCCAAGGCTCGCAGCCTTGAGTTGTCTGGCCATTTTGAAATTGAAGGTCGCAATGAGCTGACAAAATTATTGGCAGAAGTCGAGACTGGAAGCATGAACTCCAATCAAGTGCAAGCCAAGATTGCAACCATGTCAAGCGGGTATGCAAAATCATTGGCAAACATTGATCCAGAAGCGGCAATCAAATTTAGAGCGACTATGGCTACGCATGGCAACACCGTGCTCAATGCCGCCTACAAGGCCGAGCTTGACCGAGCCAAAGCACAGCGTATTGCAAAGTTTGATTCTAGCTTTGCCAACGACATAAGGCTTCTTGAGGAAACAATTTCTCAAGGAAGTTGGACGGATGAAAAAGGTCAAGTGCGCTCTATTGATGAGTTGGTTGATGTGTTTAGGAAAAATACTTATACCC